GGCTCTAATACTGTTTTACCTGAAAGGTCCAGGCCCGAAGTCATCATTTCGATTACACGGGTAGGTGTTGGATAGAATTCCTTATCAAACATTTTCCACCCCTCCTAACCGTTTTAGAAGTTCTTTTTTCCGAGCCTCACTCTTTGGAAAAAAAGTACAGCTTCCAACTTTTACCCTATGGCAGTTACTTACGTCTGGTGAGTTTATAGAACTCACCAATTCCTTGTCGATTTTCGCCCTTTCTCTGGCAGGAGTCTGTGGTGCCACTTTTACTAATTCAGTTTTACGTTTCATAAAAAATTCACTTAAAATTCATCTGGTAAATTGTATAAAATCTTATCGCTTTTAGTTACTCTAAATACCTGATTATCTATTGTAACTAATGCAAAATCGTTAAATGAGCATTCCCTTTTGGCAACCTTTGTCACTACTTCGTTGTAAGTGTATAATTTCACTCTTTTGTCGAAGGTTAAAAAATTTGCCATCGTGGGAGTTGGATAAATGCAGGTTTTGATTACATGATTAACTGAATCAATTAATCGTTCGTCCGAAAATCCGCTTTCCTGCATCATTTTTATTAGCATTGTAAAAAATTCCGGCCGCAATTGTGGAAATGACGCCTTTACTTTAGCTACCTGTTTAGCTGCATTTTCGGGCGTAATCGAGCCTGAATAAATACTTAGTTCTGTTGTTCCTTCATCAGACCTGACCAGGGAAGGCATTTCTAACAACCTCTGCAAGCTCTGTCCATGTTGTGCCTTCTTTAGGATGCTGTCTATTTGTTCCATTTTGATTTTGCATTAAATTATTCAACCACTCTGCCTTAAATCCACTCCAGCTTTTTTCTACCGCAATTCTAATGCAGTCGGTGGCATTATAGCCCGAGACCAATATTTGTTTTTCAATTGCCTTATATGCCGTTTCGGTGTTCGCTGCCTTTTTTTGTTTCCGAACAATAATCCAGTCATCAACTATTTTTTCATCGACGCCCAATTCAATTAAGGATTTTTTGAAATTGAATTTTTCACTATTAATAATACTATTTACTTTATTTTCCTTTACTTTACTTTCCTTTATAGTATTACCTTCGTAATTCGAAGGTAATACGTTCGTATTTATTTTTGATTTTTCCCATCTCTTAGTTATTGATTCTCTGGCTTTTGCGCTTTTGTTATTTCTTTTTTTCAGTCTTTGCAAAACCGTTTCAGAATAAAAGAATTTATCTTTTACAATAAATAATCCTGATTCGTTTATTATCCATTCTAATACGTTAGAATCAATTCTCAATTCGAATGCGATACGTTCGTATTCGATTAGTATGAATCCTTCTTGTTCGTAAAGCATTTCTACCAAACACCAAAATATTCCAATACCCTGCATTCCGTACTTCATTTGAATAGAAATTATTTTAGGATCATGCCTTGCATTGTAGTCATGCGAAAAATAAAATGTATCTTTCATTTTACTCAAATTATAGTTTAAAATGGTAAATCATCGCCAACCGGTCCCGGAGATGCAAACGGATCATCCGACACCGCTGCTGGTCGTGGTGCTGGTGAAGGTGCCGAATATCGCGGTGCATCTGCCGCCGATCGGGGCGCTTCACCATCTTTACGGCCACCAAGCATTTCGAGATTTTCCACGAAAATTTCGGTGACATATTTCGTTTGCCCTCCCTGGTCGTACGATCTTGTTTTTAGCTTTCCCTCCACAAACAAAAGCTGACCCTTAGCAACATACTTCTCAACAACCTCGGCCAATTGGCGCCACACAACCACCCTGTGCCACTCGGTTCTGTCGGGAATAACAGTACCATCTTTGGCAGTATAGCCACGGTCGGTAGTTGCAATATTAAAATTTGCAACCTTTCCACCGCCGTCCAAAACTTTTACTTCCGGGTCTTTACCTACATACCCTATCAATTGAACTCTATTTAAGCTCATTCTCTACCTCCTTTTCTTTATTGGTTTCTACTGCTTTTGTTATTTTCTCCATGTTCCGAACCGAAGTAATAAAGGCCCTGAACCTACTCACTTCGCGCCTGGTTGCATTTGCGTTTATCCACATCAAATCTTCAACCTTTTCCAATTCTTCTATTATTCCACTTTTCATATCTATTTACTTCTTATAAAGATAGTTACACCGTTTGTTATAGCCAATGCTAAGACACCGCTTCGACATCAGGCTTTGGGCGACTAATTGTAATATCAAATTCAGGGATTCCACCAGAAGTAATTGTGCGGACATATCCTTTACCGCCTTCGGGTATATCCTCTCCCTCTGTTACCCAATTAATAAGAGCATGAATAAATTGCTGATTAACTTCTTTTTTTGCAAGCCACATATTGCCCTTTGATATTCCGACAAATGGAGTTTGTGTAAGTGGTGACATTCCAAAATCAATCATTTGGAAAATACCGTTTGCAATTTCGTGGAAAACATCTGTATCAATACCCCACTTTTCTGCAAGTGCATTTTCGGTAATGGCATAATCCTCATCTGGATTTTCTGTGTTTGTGAGAATATCAGCAATTTCTTTTGCTTCGTCCCAATCTAATTTTACTGTTTTTGACATTTGATTTGTATTTAAAAGTTAATAATTCCCTTGAAAAAGCACTGGCTATAACAGCACCTACCCGCAAAAGGTGGCTCTGTGCTTCGTTTGAAAGTTCTATTAAATTTTTTTGCCATTTTTATACGGCCTTGTAGCATTGTATTGCATCGCTTTTTCGATATGAAATTCAATGTCTACTTCAAGATGACGCAGTAGGTCAATAATCCGAAGCATGGCGCCAACCAGTTCATCTGGAACAGTATCTTTAAAGTGATCTTGGTAATTCATTCTATCGAAACTGAATGTTCCTTTTTCCCAATCATCGTACCAACGAAATCGGTCAGGCTCTGTTTCAATCCTACCTTTCCGAACCGCTTCATATGCTTCCGAAACCTCAGAAGTAATACCCATAAGCAGCTCAATTAACGAAGGATCTTCATCATAATGCCCCTTTTTAATTGCTTCACGATGCACCAATTTTGCAAAATCATTCATCCCTTTCATTACGCAATTTTTTGATTGAATAAGTTAATAATTGAATCCATCACATTTGTTTCCACATCATCGCGCGAGCCGGTTGCAGCATTGGCAATTCCGCGTTTGTCCTCGATTATCTTGTAGATCCATTCATCAATTGTATTCTTCCCAAGGAAGTATGTACACTGCACAGAATCGACCTGACCGATACGATGACAATTATGCACTACCGATAAACCAACGACAAAAGACTCAGTTGCATCGGTGGTAATGTCGTAAACTTGCTCTCGTTTTCCGTTAGTTTTCTTTGGGAACCGTGTTAGTACACTTTTTACAGTAGCCTTGTTATTGGTCTGGCTTTCGGCATAAGCAACTAATTTCTGACCCGTGGTGTTATTGTTCACTGTTGGCCTGTAACCACTCCTAAGTATAAGCCTTGCCACCTGCGATGCCAATTTCTCGCTTGCTGTTACATATTCGTAGCGTGCTTTGCGGTAATAGCCATCGCTGGCCATTAGCCCGCTGAGTACAATCCGGCTTTGGCGCTGGTTAAGGTGCATCAAGAATTCGGGCAACTGCTTTCCTTTTGCTTTTTGTCCAAAATGCTTGTCAAAAAACATGGCCCATTCACCAGAGTACGCCCTTATCTCGCAACCATTATCACTCCCTTTTCTTTCGCTGTAGTTTAGCCCAATAGATGTAAACCACTCCTTGCATTTTTCAATTGCTGCCCGTTTTTTGTCAACATGGCCGGCAACAGATATAAACCTTCCCTTGGTGTTCATTACACTGGCAAAACCATCGCCCACAAAATACCCAAAAACAAATAGCGCATTGTCTGTAAGCTGTACTTTTTCAGGGGCTATTATCGGCCTGCCGTTTTTAATTGTTTGCCCACCACTGCCGGTAAAGTATTCGCCTATCCGGCAATCGTTGTCAAAATCAACCGTTGTTGTCTCATTATCATCCCACACCCGAGGTTTAGGCATTACTACCTTATCGCCGGCCATTAACCGACCCGCTTCAACCCAACCGTTAGTAGTTAGGTATTTGTGGTCGTTGGTTGTCTTAATAACTCCCCATCCCTCTATGTTTACCTCTGTTATCAGTTTGGTGCAACCCCTATTCCATGCATCAACTATTGTTGTGTTTTCGCCAAATCGGTTAATTACCTTGTCGCCCACGGTTAGCTGCTCAATTGGAGTCCATCCATTGGGCGTTAAAACAGGTTCGCCTTCAACTATACATCTGTCCTCACATTGTTCTGAATCGGCCGGATGCCATGGCAGCTCTACAAATGCAACACGCGAGCTGGCCGTTAGTGTTATGCCAACACCTGCCGCTTTTATGCTGCAAATAATTACCTGTACTCTCGGGTCTTTCTGAAACTTATCGACATTGGCCTGACGAACCGGCCCCGGATCATCGCCCAATATGGTAACTGCATTTGGGAAATACTTTTTCAAATGAGCGGCTACATCCTTCAGGTGTACAAATACCACAATCTTTTCGCCACTATCCACAATGTCGCTTATATACTCAACCACATCGTTCAATTTCCCCCTGGCCGATATGTTTTTAAGTACACCAATCCTTACCATTACCTCGCCCCGCATACTTCGGGCCACCTGTTCATCGGAGGCCTGTCTGTATTTTTTAAGGTAGGTTTCGAGATCATTCAAAGCTTCGTTGTATTCCTTCTTTGTAGTAATATCGCACAAAACCACCTGACGCATTTTGGCCGGTAACTGCTTTAAAACATCCGCTTTTTCTCGCTGGTAAAAGCAGGTCGAACGGAGCCTGAAATTCAATTCCGCCATGTTCTTAGCACCGTCTCCACCTTCGCAATAACGGTCGATGAATCCTTTATATCCTCCAAAGTCATCGAGACGCTGTATGAGCTGCAATTGACTTATAAGATCCTTTGGCTTGTTTACAATTGGTGTGCCTGTAAGCGCAAGTATAAACTGCTTACCATGTGCCAGAGCCCGGGCATACTTTGTTTGCTGCGTTTTACTGTCCTTGCAACGGTGTGCCTCGTCAATAATAACGGACTTAAAAAGCCCTACCCTGTTATCGAGAACGATATCCGATATACGAAAACTCTCGCCCTTTGGCCGCTTTACCTCTTTTACGAAATACTTGCGAAGACTTTCGTAATTAGTTATGAACACATGTGTCTGAGAATCGGCAAACAACGTTTTATTGGCTTCGCTAAACAGGTGCCATGTAGCCTTGTTTTTATCTTCCAAAACCATGGCCCGGTTGTAAGTCCACATGTGCCATTCGCGCTGCCAGTTTATCTTAAGCGAGCTCGGGCAAATAACTAAGCAGGGAAAAGCATTTGCTGCGGTAATGGCTGCAATGGATTGTACCGTATTGTGTGTGACTATGTAACTATTGGTTAGATACAAATGGTCTGGCGACGAAACCTTAATACACTGTTGGTGTTCATACCCAATAAATTCAATACTTTCGAAATACCTTGTTGGCTTAAACATTTTGTTCTGGTGCCAATTGTCCGCTTTGTATTTAAGCCTAAACGGATTGAATGGTGTATTCACATTTACGTGATACTCTAATCCTTTACCCTCTTTGGTTCTATTGTAAGATTTTATTTTGGCAGTACCACCAAGCGATTCAATCAGTTCTAACACATTTTGAACAAGCAGTTTCGATGTGGTATGAAAAACTGTTCTGTTCTTGTTACAGCTTCCGTCAGAATCCATCAGGCCAGACAAAAGTGCCTTTCGTTGCTCAACATCGCCTTGCAAATATTCAGTTGGTATAAACTTTTCGCCACTTACCACATCAAGTTTCAACCGCCGCAATTCTGTCATATAGGCGTTAGCGTGGTGGTATTTATCAAATGCATTCACCAAACCATACCTCACAATATCACTATAACGCCTAACGCTTACAGTAAGACTTGAATCCAACTCCGCTTCTATTTGTTCTATTATTGGGCGCTTTGCTTCGGGTAACGACATTTCTACATTGCCGGCTGTTAATGATCCATCGCCAATAAGCGCACCAAGTGTGTAGGCCGGAATAATAAATTGCTTTGTGGTATACTGAACCGGTTCGCACATTGGTATTTCCCATTTTAACGATGGTTTACGGCCCGATGCTTCGCGCTTTGGATTGCTTTTATTCACAAGACCCGATTGAAGTATTTGTGCTGTCGTTTTAGTGGTCCATCCCAGACCTCTGGCTCTTCGGTTATTATCCCTTACACTCCACAAATGCTCCAGATTACAGTCAACAAAAGAACCGTCATTGAATGTCACCCTATAGGTTGGAACTATGCCCTGCGGAAATACTCCAGTAACCATTTGAACGCTTCCATCCTTAGCAAATATCGAATCCCCAACCTTAATATCACCCATTTTTAACCATCCTTTAGGGCTGGAAATCAGTGAGTTTAAGGTGTTGCTTTTTCCAAGACCCGGTTTATCCCCAACAATTACCCGTTTTTGCTGCAAATTGTAGGCAGTGCCCTGTTTTTGGTAAGGATACATATCGAGCTTTAATCGAACCGGCACATCGAGTTCGGGCATATCCGGAATCACGAAATCGGTTATCTCCGGCTCCATTTCCCTACGGTTTAATTGAAACTTGTATTTACGTGCAAAGTCCTCGATGTGCTTTTTATTCGATGTTGGAACCGTCCACTGCTTCGAGAGTGGATCCCACCTTCTCCCTGGAATCAGCTTAATAGCATCGACCAAATACTGACTGTAAGAGAACTGTATAAAATACAGTTTTCGCTCTTTATCCTCAATTATTGCCTTCATCGTTTTATTTGTTCTATTAGTTTCAGATGTTCGCCACGCTCCAATTGCTGATATGTGAATTGATACACTTTGTACCCCTTGCTTTGAGCCAAATTAAGTTTGTCCAGATCAGTTTCATATCCCTTGCCACCTCTTGTATGTCGGCCACCGGAGAATTGTCCACCGTTGACCTCGACAATGATTTTCAAATTAGGGCAAAGAAAATCGGCCCTGAATTTGCGCTCTGTTGGCATAAAGTGGCTAAATGGCACTTCCATCATTGTTTTGGCATCAATCGTTTTTAACCGGCTCATCAGCTCCGAGTACAGGGCTTTTCGCTTCAACTCCTGAGTTATCTTCATGTATAAAAGTGATGTTTTTGGGTTCGATATTTAAAAGGGTTGCGATGCCTTTTCTTATTCTCTCCAATTCGCTTTGTGAAGGGATTGCAAAATCGCAATCCCTCACTATAATCCGTTTAACTCTCAGCATAACATTAGTTTCCTATAGGGTTAAATACGTCTTCATCGTCATCCGAATAACCATCCTCGCCGGCATATGCAGGTTCATCATCATTGGCCTCATTGGCTCCATGCTCTTCCTGGTACTGCGTAAAAATGTTGTGGTCGTAATCTGTCATTCGCTCCACAAACGATTCACCATTATCGCTCCGGGTAAGTGTTTTTTTGTTCTTTTCGGGCAAATGGTACACCACCGAACAAGTAATTTCGCGAAGCTCGTAACCCGAAGCAACCTTGTCTGATGTGATGTTGATTTGCTCCTTGGTGATGTTGATTTTCGACCCATACTCGCTTGTTATGCTCTTCTTTTCATCCTCCAATTGCCGCAGCTTTTGGTTATTATTCGCAAGTTCCTCACTTAGCGAAATACGCTCGTCCTGAGTAAATTGGTACTTCAGGTTTCTTTTTTCGGTGAATTCACCACTTTCATTTAATCCAAAACTCATAATTGTAAACTTTAAAAATTAGTACTATGCTTTTTTATATATCGCCTCATGGCTATTATATCTATCACTAAATAGGTCAAAAGACCAATAAGGAATGCCAGCCCGACAATTACAATAAGTGCCAAAATCTGTTGATCAGACACCATAAAATCTATTGTTATGTTTGTTTCAAATGCATTCATTACAAATAATTTTTGTATTGGTTGTAAAATTCATTCCAGTATCTATCTTCCGGATCGGGCAATACTATACCCAATTCCGATGCAGCAAAGGCCCTTATCTTATCGAGATATGCCGTAAACTGTGCCGAATCCAGAGTGGTTGTTGAAATTGGCATATCGATAAATCGCTGGAAAACTTTGCGACTTTCGTGCGGCAAATATTCTATACCAAAAAATTGATGCAGGTAATTCCTGTCGTTACCTGTTTCGTGTGCAATACAGCTTAACCAGAGCCAGTAAAGGCTATTTTGCGGCAGACTTCTACGCTTACGTAAAAGCGATATATTTATTTCGAAACTCTTGTTTTCCGGGAGCTTTTCAATGTAGCTCGTTACCGTTAGTTTGTCGCTCGGTGTTGATATTGTAAAATTCATCTGTGCGTATTTCAACCATTTTTCTAATCATTCTCTGAATCGCTATTTTGGCCTCGATAAGCCGGTCGAATGTTTCGTCGTAATCGTAGTTGCCGGCAATCACCTCGTCCACGGCTACCTCAATCCATTCTTTCCGTTCCTTGCTATTAGCCGGCAGTTGGTACAGGTGTTTGAGTGCCGACTTCTTCAATCCCGAATATTTTTTTGTTTTCAACTCTTGGGCGAATGGTTTCAAGAAACTCGATAAATCTTTCAACATATTCGCGAAGCCGCTCCGTATCCCTTGCAGGGTTAAATGTGTAATCTTCATAATATCTGTATTTAAAATCTGTGATGTCGTATCGAAAATTATTAATGTGAATGCCGTTATAGTTCAGGCAGTACGGATATACGATGTGCTGCCAGTTGTACAAGAATTTGGGGAACTCGTATTTAGACGTGGTTTTAATGTCTACAATCAAATCCTGTTTCACTTCATCCAGATAGCCATATATCAATACGTTTCCGTATCGGGTTGGCAAAACTGCTTCGGTAAACAACTGACTAATGGCCCCTTTGTAATCGTTGGCAAACTCCATGGTAATCGCTGTGTTGAATTCAAAGTCCTGACCCTTGTAGCGGTACAAAAAATCTGTGCCATTGGGCAGTACAATGGTTCCTGCAATTAACCCATCTACCACTTCGTTAAATGCAGTGCCTTTGTCTGCGGCCACACTCGCAAATGGCTTGCGGTTAATTTTATCAATCAGCTCTTGCAGTGCGGTATCTTCTTCGCTATCCAAATATCTCTGGAAACCATCCAACAACGTTGGGTAAATCTTGTACTTAATATCTTGCATCTTCGTCAAATTAAATAGTTAGTGGATGGAGCGGGGCTTTCCCGAAGGGATTCCTTCGGAAGAACCCGCCTAAACTACTTTAGTAATTCAGAGCACAACCAAATGCCCATCCGTATTGCCGGTCTTTCCCGGCTGTCATGTACCCTATTTATGGCTTACGTATCTCCACCCGTTGGTTTTCTCTCAACCAATTTTCTATTTCTACACGGTCAAAATACAGGTGTTTGGCCTGCTTGTAGTGTGGAATATTGCCACCATTCATACATTGCTTGTAGATGTAACTTTTTGAGAGTCCGGTAAATTCGCAAACCTCATCAAGATTCAAAACGGTTTTTGACGTTTTTAATAATAACTCGATGTTATCCAATCGTTGGATTAAGAGCTGAAACGCTAAATCATTCATTTTCAAAAATTATTAATTTATTATCTTCTTATACTTTCGTCTTCCCAAATCCGTACACCCGGAATTTCCCTAACCTTGTCGGTTTTAACAGCGGTTTGCAACTTGCCGGCATCTGGCGAACAGTATTCCCTTGGCACTAAATCGGCATCAATAATTTCGTACTTCCAAACCTTTGTTAGCCCACTTATTACCGGAGCCATTACCACCGGTGGCGCATATGTCGGTGCTTCTATTGGGGTAGTGGCTTCGGGAGCTGCCGGTAACTCGTTTGCTTTCGACTCTTTAATGTAGTTATCCAGTTTAGTTATCGAAGCTTGAAACTCTTCGGCAGTCATACTAATAGCCTTTTCTTTTGTCACGGCCACTTCGCCATACACAAAGTGTTCGCCATCGAATGTCATTCCCCGGCTCACTAAGGCATTAATACGGGCATTTTCCAAGGCCACCCTTTCGCGCTCTTTTTTGTTGAATGCCAGAATATTTGTCTCAATTTCGTCGGCAAGTGTTTTGAGTGGTTTAATCACAAATTCCGCATCATCCTTAATCTGCTTTTGCATGGCATCGATACTCTTTTTTGTATCCTTAAAAGGCCGGCAAAGCCGCTCAATTTCTTTATCAACTGCGCCAAATAGCGTTTTGGCTTTTTTGATGTTTTCTGTGGCAAGTGTCACGTCCGAGGCACTTGCAATGGTTTTACATCCGCTCAAAATCTCGATGCCTTTGTTTACCTGTGGCACAAACAGTGTCAGGGTATTTATCTCTACCTTCAACTCCGGTAGTGTTAATGTGCTTATCTTGTCCATGGCGTTCTAATTAAAATATTGATGGTACTGTTGTATTTGGTGCAGGTTCGTTAGCTGCTTTATTATTTGCCGCTCCGCGTGTTTTTGGCTGAACCGGCTGTTGTGGTGCTTCCTGTGCCGGAACTGTTTGTGCAGGGGCTGGAATTGAGCTTTCTGGCGGTGTTTGCTGTGCTGGTTTGCTTGTAACCGGTGCAGCCGCCTGTACATTACTTGCTGTAATTGGTTCGTAAACCATGGTTTCGCGATTAAACTTCAACCCAAGCTCTTTTGCTTTCGCATTAGCTCTTATGCCTGCCTGTAACTTACTATCCCATACATGCTGTAATCCTTTTGCCCACTCTAAAAATTGGTTCAACCCTGCGGCATCTTTTACGTCTTCGAGATTCCCGGAAATTAACTCAATCAGATCGCTATATGCACTGGCCATTACTCTACGATGTTCAAGCCCTTCGTGCCACTTGGCAATAATTCTTGTCATAAAATCATTTCCACCTGCACTCACATCCGGAACTTTGTAAATAGCCTCTAATTGGCAGGTGTTTTTGCCGTAAAACTTCTCGCATGGATCAAAGCTGATGGTTCTTTCCTTACCCACTGCCTCCATGTAACCAACCAAGTCCAGTTCTTTTATCAGGTCACCCGAGGAGCTACCACCAATCTCCGGTCTGATTATCTTGTTATCACGGTCGCCCTCTTCTTTGTCGTGAGCCACAAATACAAGGTGCTTGCCCATAATCGACACTTTTTTCAAAAAGTTACGGAACATCATTTTCCGGGCACCATATCCTTGCAGGCTTAATGCGCCATCTTTACGGCCCATTTTCGGATCGCCCTTAATTATAAATGCATCCATAAAGTCGAGCATCTTACCGGCTGTGTCTATTACGAATGTTTCGTAATTTCTTAAATCTTCGGCGAGTACATCCTCTACATCTTCCCACTTTTCAATCTGAACCGTATCGGTCTGGTGTAGCGGATTTACGCGGTGAACCCCACCGTCGAAATCGAGAAATAATGGTTTTGGAGCACTAAGCGCAATGGTCGATTTGCCAATACCCGGCTGGCCATATACAAGTGCCTTAATCGTTGCTGTTGTTTTTAATTCGAATGGTTTTCTAATAAGTGACATAATATTCTTGATTTTAAAAATTAAACTCATCGCTATCGGCTTTGTGCCAGCAGTGCCGGCAAATGCCTGTAATCTCTTTTTTTACTATTTCGTAAACGCCCTGTGCATTCATTCGGCGAACAATACGCCCGGCCATGAATACGCTTTCGCTTTTGCACCTCGGGCAACAGGGTTCTTCTCTTGCCGGCTCGTTCCATGGTGCCCAGCTCACATCCGAACCTATTGGTATATTGCTCATTCTGTAAAAATTTTATTAAGTTTGCAAAGCATTTTACATTCACGTGTGCAAATCGCACCCTACCGGAATTAAGACGCTCGTAAAACATTCACACGTTTCAAGCAGTAACCATGGCAGTGGTTGCTGCTTTTTTTATCACAATCTCTTCGTACTCGGCAAAGTCCTGTATGGTTATTGCACCCTTGGCATATACCGTTTCTAACTCTTTCCCATCAACCGAAGCAATCATTCGGTTAAAATTGGTGTCGACTGTAATCTTTGTGCCGGGAGCAACCTCCTGTTCCCATACACCGGGTTGAATAAATTTCATTTTCGTACTGTTTTTAATTGTTGTTTTAACTGTCTGAAATCAATTTTCAAGATATAATCGAGACGGAAACGTATGCCTTCTTTGGTTTTGCGATCTTCTGGTACGAGTAACCCATCATCGATATACCTTAAAACTGTAGAGTAACTTACGTTATGGATCATGGCCACCTCTTTGGGCGACACAAAGGAGTTTTCGAACCGGCTGTAAACTCGCTCGGTTGCATTTTCGGCAATTTCTTCTTGTATTATTGCCTTTAGATCTTCTCTGTTTACTTGCAGAATTGTTGTCATATATTTTACCACGTTAATGATTCCACCTCTTTTACTTTTCTGGCCGCCCTAACACATTCTACAACTACTTTCTTAGCATAAGCAGCTCTGGTTCTGAGATAATTCAGGTTGGCAAATTCGGCATGTATTACCAGGGCCAGTAAGCAAATGGCCGTTATCCGCTTTACCGCCGGTGGCATGCCAATAATGGCCCCTTTAATGTTTGCGAAATACCACCGCGAAAGCATTACCGTATTGTGCGATGCGGTTTTAGTCAGAATTCTTTTTTTGTGTGTATGAACCGTGTCCACACTTAGGCACAATTCGGCCGCAACTTCCTTTTCGGTATATCCCCACGAAAAGAGCTCGGCAATCTCCACTTCGCGTTTAGTTAGCATCATCGGGTGTGTGTTTTTGCTCGGGTTCTATAACCTCGCCGCTGGTTATATAATCTTCTATATCGGCAATGTCGAAAAAGCAATTTTTGCCCCTTGGCTTGTAGTAGCGCAATCGCTTTTTTGCACACATTTGGTTAAGGGCATTGGG